GGCCAAGTCGGCCCGGCTGGAGGCAGAACTGCGGGCGGCCTCGTCGGACCCGGACGGCACACCCGCCGCCGGTGTCGTCGACGAGGCCCAGGTCGGTCGCATGGTCGCGGCCACCATCGCCCGCGAGACGGCGAAGGCCGACCTTGCGAGGTCGGCCCGGGAGCGCTACCCGCATGCCGATCCCCAGCTGCTCGCAGACCTCTCTGCCTTCCGGTCGCCGGAGGAGCTCGAGCTCGCGCTGGCCCGATCGCACGAGCTGCGGTCGAACGACGTGCGGGCGATCACGGAGTCGGTGGAGCAGGAGGTGCGGGCGCGGCTGGGGAACGTCCAGCCGCCCCCCGACGGGAGCGGTCCGCCCCCGTCGGCCGGTGATGAGCTGACCGTCGGTGCGGTCGAGGGGATGGGACTGGAGGCGCTGCTCGATCCGAAGCTGGACGAGCCGCTGCGCAACCTGTCGCATCGCCTCGTCACGGACTGACGACCCGAATCAGGAGGTGATCGGACGTGCCCACCACGGCTGTGTCCGACGTCCAGTCGTCTATTCCGCAGGTGTGGTCGCGCCGCGTCCTGCGCTCCCACGTCCGGAACGGGTTCTGGGGCCCGTTCACCGGGCCGCCCGGCTCCGGGATGCCGATCATCCAGGCCGCCGAGCTGCTCAACAACCCCGGCGACACCGTCAACATCCAGGTCTCGAACCCGCTCTCGGGCGCGGGCGTGACCGGCGACAACACGACCCTGACCGGCAACGAGGAGAAGCTGACGACCTCCTCGATGACGTGCGTGCCGGTGCTCTGGCGCCACGCCGTGCGGGGCTGGCGGCGGGCCGCCAAGAAGTCCATGATCGACATTCGCGAGGAGGCGTCGCTGCGCCTGTCCGAGTGGGGCATGGACAAGCTCGACAACCTCCGGTTCGCGAACTTCCTGCAGGCCACGAACCTGAACGGCGCCACGTACGCGCCGAACATCAAGTACGGCGGCGCGGCGACGTCGAACGCCACCCTGTCGACGGCGATGACGACGTCGGTGGCCGACATCCGCAAGCTGCGGGCGCTGCTCGCCAACAACAAGGCGAAGCCGTTCCGGGCCGCCGGCCGGGACTGGTTCTTCTGCGTGCTGCACCCGTTCGCCTCGCTCGACCTGCAGAACGACGCGGCCTACAACACGGCTGTCACCTACGCGCTGCCGCGGGCGGAGGACAACCCGATCTTCACCGGCGCCGTGGCGGCGATCGGCGGCATGGTGATCTACGAGTCCTTCAACGTCCCCTACGCCAACGGCGGGGTCGGCGGCACGGTGCCGATCCAGAAGGGGATCGCGTTCGGCCAGGAGGCGTTCGTCGAGGGCCTCGACGAGAACGTGACCTGGTTCGAGGACTCGTTCGACTACGGGTCGGAGTGGGGCGTTGCCTACTCGTTCGCGGTGCAGCCGCGGCGCGCGCTCGAGCTGAGCTCGATCCAGTTCCAGACCGCGATCAACATCCCGTCCTAGGTCCCCTGACCGGTCCCTGCGCCGCGCACCCGACGGCGCGGCGCGGGGACCTCCGGTGGTGATGTCATGTACCCGTCGTCGAACACGACCCAGGCCGTGCTGATCGACCGGATCCGGAAGGAGCTCGGCAGCTTCGACGATCCGACGGCGTTCCCGGATGCCCGCCTCGGCGACTACCTGAACGAGGGGCAGGCGTGGATGCTGCCGGACGTGACGACCAAGAGGGCCGCCACGCTCTCGTTCCTCGACCAGGCCGTGTCGGTGCCGGTGCCCTCGGACTACGTGCGGATGCTCGAGCTGTGGGCGACCGACGGCACGCCGATCCCGCCGTACGTGGAGCTGGATGGGATGCTGCGGTTCACGGGTGACCCGACGGCCGTGCAGGGCGGGTCGTTCGTGCTCAGCTACGAGGGGTCGTTCCCGCTGATGGACGCCACGCATCCGTGCCTCTTGCCGGACCCCGGCAACGAGGGCCTGGTGGCGTTCGGCACCTGGCGGGTGCTGGAGCGGGTGCTGTCGAGCCGCGATGACTACCGCCGCTACGCCACCCAGACGGGCTCGAACGCCGTCTCGCCGCAGGACATGCAGCAGCTCGCCGACCTCTACCAGCAGCGGTTCGCGGCGGTGCGGGAGGTGCTCGCGCAGCGCGTGACGGTCGCGGCGGCCAGCTTCTGATGGCGCTGCCTGCGTTCAACCCGGCGCTGCACCCGATCGCGATCGGCGGCTACGGCTTCCAGGTCTCGGCCTACGCCAAGCGCGGCCAGGAGAACCCGGTGTCGAGGGTGGCGGTCGGCTCGGACGATTTCCTCGCCACCGACCGGGCCTCGTTCTGGACGCAGGAGGACTACTCGGGCGGCAACTACCAGTACGAGTGGCACGACGTGGCGATGATCTCGAGCTCGGAGTCGGTGTCGCCGAACCAGCTCTCGCACGCGGTGCGGACGGCGCCGCGGCTGGTGCTCGGCAAGAGCCTGAACGCGATCGGGATCTCGGCCGTGACGCCCTCCACGGAGGCGCCGAAGGCGGCCTTCACGGTGGCCAACCGGGTCGTGTTCTGCTTCCAGAAGCGGTTCGTGACGGCCACTCTGACGAGCGCCGGGATCACGACGGCGATCGACGCCCACGGGATCGTGAAGACCTGCTTCGCGTACTCGAACGAGGAGCAGTACGTCTACGCCGGCGGCGCCGACGGCAAGATCTACGCCTTCAACGACACCAACCTGTCGCTCGCCAAG